ATATCAGGTGCAGTTGCAGAAAGAATGAAACTATGGCCATTTCTACTATTTTGTGTAGTGATGACAAGTTTCATATATCCAGTACAAGGATATTGGAAATGGGGTGGTGGATTTCTAGATGAAGCAGGATTTTTAGATTTTGCAGGTTCAGGAGTTGTACACTTATGTGGTGCGACAGCAGCTCTTGCTGGTGTTTTAATATTAGGCGCTCGTAAAGGTAAATATGTAGACGGCAAAGTAAATGCAATGCCGGGTGCAAACTTACCACTTGCAACATTAGGTACTTTTATATTATGGTTAGGGTGGTTTGGATTCAATGGTGGTTCTGAATTAATAGTATCGAATGTAGTTGAAGCAAATGCTGTATCAATGATATTTGTAAACACAAACTTAGCTGCGGCTGGTGGTGTTATGGGTGCATTGACATTATCAAAAGTAATGTTTGGTAAATCAGATTTAACAATGGCACTTAATGGTGCAATTGCAGGTCTAGTTTCAATAACAGCAGAACCTTTAGCGCCAACACCAGGTCTTGCATTATTAATTGGTACAGTTGGTGGAATACTTGTAGTATACTCAATTATAACTTTAGATAGATTAAAGTTAGATGACCCAGTTGGTGCTATATCAGCACACGGAACAGCAGGGATATGGGGATTACTTGCAGTAACATTTACAACAGGAACACTTAATGCACAATTATACGGAATACTTATGATATTTTTATGGACATTTATTGTAAGTTCAATATTCTGGTATATAATAAAAATGACATTTGGGTTGAAAGTATCTGAAGAAGATGAAGATTTAGGAGTTGATATCTCCGAATGTGGACTGGATGCTTATCCAGAATTTACAAAATCATCTACAACAGGACCTTCAGTATATCCAAAATAACAAGGAGTTAAAATGAAAAAAATATTAATGGGGGTACTACTATTAAGTAGTTTTCCAATATATGCAGAATCAGTTAGTTATAACATAGGTTATATGTCAGACTATTGGTATAGAGGTGTATTTCAATCTGAATCATCAGCAAATTTTGGTGCAGATGTAGATACAGGAAGTTTCTATGCAGGAACATGGATGGTAGATGTAGACCAAGGTATTGAAATGGATGTTTATGCAGGAACAACATTTACAATATTGGGTTTTGATTCTTATGCTGGTGTAACAGGATATTATTACAGTGATAATTTCGATTCTGATTACGAAGAATTTAACACAGGACTTTCTTATGGTGGTATATCATATGACTATTCTGTGGGTAATTATAAAACAGCAACAGAACAAGATTATACATGGACAGAAGTTACATTAGATTTAACAGACAACCTATCATTCAGTTATGGTGAATGGGGTAAAGACTTAAAAGGAAGTGTAACTAAAGTTAATTATAATAAAACAATTAGTGATATAGATTTCGGATTAGAAGTCGGTAAGAACGATTCAGACACTACTGGTGCAGCTAAATATGTTGATACAACATATGCTACAGTTAGTCTAGGTATATCATTCTAATAAATAATAAAGTATCAACCAGCATTGACATTTAGTGTTGGTTGATATATAATACATATATAAAATATAATTGAGAATAAATATGAAATTCGTACATACAGACATAGATAAAACAGTATTACCAAAAACAAAAGGTAAGAAAGTTGGCAATCATAGATTTTATGATATAGATGGTACAAACTATCCATCTGTAACTTCAGTATTGAGCATGAGAAAGTCAGAAGGACTTAAAAAATGGCGTGAATCAATTGGTGAAAATGTTGCTAATTGGGAAATGAGAAGATGTGCAAACAGAGGTAAATCTCTACACACATTAGTAGAACAATACATGAAGAACGAAACACCATCTATAAGAGATGTTCTACCATTAGGGTTATTTAAATTAATGAAACCCTATCTAGACCAAATTGATAACATTAGATTAGTAGAAGAAATTATGTATAGTAAAAACTTGACTATTGCAGGTCAAGTAGATTGTGTTGCAGAATACAATGGCAAATTATCAGTTATTGATTTTAAAACAGCAAATAAAGAAAGAATCGAGGAGTGGGTAGAAAACTATTTCCTACAATGTACAGCATACTCAATGATGTATAGTGAAACATTTAATGAACCAATAGAACAAATAGTCATACTAATGGCTGCAGAAGATGGTTCAATGAAAGCATTTGTGAAAGAACCGAAAGATTATGAAGAAGAATTACAAAAGACAATTCAAACTTTTTATGACACAGTTAATCCACAATTACAAGATGTTAAATAGTTAAGGCACTCTACCACTTTACGAAGTGCCGGAGCTTGGTATCTGCTCGGCACCAGAAATGATACCCTAAGATTTTTATTATACAATGGACATATTATGAACGCCAAACAATTCAGTTTAAAGATAGAAGAAATAAAAAGAAATAGTGGAGATATGTCCTACATGGATGCTATTCTACATTATTGTGAAAAACAAAAGATAGACCCCTCAGAAGTTGGTAAATATGTATCTAAAAGTTTAAAAGAAAAGATTACATTAGAAGCACAATCATTAAATTTAATAGAACGAGGTGGAACTTTACCTTTATGACCTATGATGGTTTTGCAGTATATAGAAAGTATCTAGCCTACAAGTTACATTTTACTACAGACAAATATGATTATACAGAACATAGTGGTATGATACATACAAAGTTAGAAACATTTACAAAAAGAAATGATAGATATATGTTTCATAAATTAAGTGTAAAGTATAATAAAAATGAAATAGATGACTTTATGATTGCTAATTTCTTAAAAAAGAATAAGGCATGGTCAGGAAGTTTGTTAGAGAAAGAAAGTCATGAAATATATTTACAATACAAAAGGAGAACCGATTCGAGAAGCTACTTCTTCAAAGAAGATTGCAATAGAATACTTACTACTTGTGGTATGGACAATATTATGCCCACCGATGTTATTACTGTTCGTGATGGCCAGCATCCAATACTTCTACGACATTGTATTGGAAATAAGATTAGTACAGAAACATTAATTATTATGGATTATCATTTAAATTTTATAAAAGATTGGAAAGAAAAAATAACAGATAAGATTATATGGCCAAATTTTAACAAGAAAATAAATAAGTTTAAACCGTTTTTAAAGTTTAACCAAACAGAAACTAAATTAATATTAAGAGAGGTGTTTTTATGAGTGATATTTTAAATGTAAAAAAATATACTAAAGAAGAAAAGTGGCAATTACTTGCTGATTGTATTAGAAATGGACAAGTAGACCAACCAGAGTTACTACAAGAATTTGATAAAGACCCGGAGTTTAAGACATGGTATACAGCCCAATTTCTACAGGACTAGATTGGTATATTAAATGGTTTGCAAGTATCGTATTAATATTCGGTGCAGTAACAACAGCGATGAATCTTTATCCATTTAACATGTACTTTCAATTTATAGGTATAGTAGGTTGGTTAATTGTAGGTGCAATGTGGAAAGATTGGTCATTAATTGTAGTAAATGTGGTAGGTTCTACAATTATGTTTATAGGAATTATACATTATCACTTTTATACAGATTGGGTATTAACAATTTATAATAGATATATTGAGGTAAATTTATGAATAGAGATGGAGATGGATTTTTATTAAATACAAGTGATTGGTCAGAAGAAGTCATGTATGAAATGGCTAAACTAGATGATATGGAAATCACAGAAGAAATAAAAATGTACATTGATAAAGCAAGACAGATGTATAGTGAAACAGGTACAGTACCAGCAGTTAGAATTTTTGCAAAAGAATTTGGTATGGATAGAAAGGCAAGTAAATTATATGATGTCTTTAAATCAGGACCTATGAAGAAGATTGCAAAGTATGGTGGTTTACCAAAACCAACAGGTTGTGTATAGTGAAATTAATATTTGCATTAGTATTATTAATATTAACAGGTTGTGCTACTCATTCAGTAACATTAGGACCAATGGAAATATATGGTAGTAATGAACAGTCTATACCAGAACCAAGAAGGGAATAATTATGAGCAGAGCATTCTGTATAGGTAACGGTGAAAGTAGAAAAGGTTTTGACTTAGAACAATTAAGACCTCATGGTAAAATATATGGTTGTAATGCTTTGTATAGAGATTTTACACCTGATGTTTTAGTTGCAGTAGACCATGGCATATGTCATGAGATATACGACAGTGGTTATTGTCAAAAGAATGAGGCATGGTTTAGAGACTGGACAAAAGTACCTTCTATGCATTATGACATGATGGTTTATAGTGCTATTGACAAGATAACACAAGATGAGATAAAAGAATATTATGATAATCATATAGAAAATGAAAAAGTAGACGCTGAAGAATTTGTATTTCATGGTTCAAACTTATCAGGTCTTGCAAAGATAATTAAAAGTGGTAAGGCAAAAGGTAAAACAAAAGAAGTTATTCAAAAACAAGTAAATCATTCAAAGATAAATGTAAGTTGGATGAATAAACCTGATTACTCAAACAACATAACAGACTTGATTGAGAATTATAAGAAAGATTTAGGTTGGGCAGCCGGTGCTACTAGTGGTAGAATTGCAGTAGAACAAATAAAAGATTTAAAAGAAGTTTACTTATTAGGACATGATTTAGAAAGTTACAATAATCTAGTAAATAATATGTACAAAGGAACACACCATTATGTTGCAGAAAGTAATGGTAAAACACCATCAGAGAACTGGAAGATACAATGGGGTGCTTTGTTTAGTGAATATAAGGACATACAGTTTTATAAAGTAAACGAAAAACCTGTGGGTACTAGCGACCCTATAAATTGTGTAGTAGACTTATGGGTAAATAACAAGAATATTGAATATATTACTTATGATGAGTTTACAACCAGGCTTGACATTATATCAAAATAGATGTATAATGGTGTTAAAACTAGTATAAATAGTACTGTAACAAGTGTTACTATACGAAAATATAAACAATACAATAATACAAAATACGGAGTAAGATATGGACTTTGAATCATTAAAAACATCATCTAGTGGTTTTGACAAACTAACTAAAGCACTAGAAGAAAACCTCAATCCTGAGGATTCTAAAAAACAAAACAAATACCAAGATGATAGACTGTGGAAACCAGAACTTGATAAAACAGGTAATGGGTATGCAGTACTAAGATTCTTACCAGCAACATCAGGTGAAGATATGCCATGGGTCAGATTATGGTCTCATGCATTTCAAGGAACAGGTGGTTGGTATATTGAAAACAGCTTAACTACATTAGGTCATAAAGACCCAGTTAGTGAAGAAAATACTAGACTATGGAATACAGGTGTAGAATCAGATAAAGGCATTGCTAGAAATCGTAAGAGAAAATTATCTTACTATGCAAATGTAATGATAGTATCTGACCCAACACATCCTGAAAATGAAGGACAAATAAAACTGTTCAGATTCGGTAAAAAAATATTTGACAAGATAACAGAGGCAATGCAACCTGCATTTGAAGATGAAACACCAATCAATCCATTTGACTTTTGGAAAGGTGCAAACTTTAAATTGAAAATTAGAAAGGTAGATGGTTTCTGGAATTATGACAAATCAGAATTTGAGGGTACTTCTGCTATCGCTGATAATGATGACAACATCAAAGCGATATGGGAGAAACAATATCCTCTAAAACCATTCTTGGATACCAGTAATTTTAAATCGTATGAGGAACTCAAAGAGAAACTTCACCGAGTAATTACAGGTGCTAAGATTACAGACTCGGTAGAAAATGTAGACCTCCCCTCTACACCTGCCAGTACTGTTAAAAGTAGTGATGGCGCCCCTATAGCGACTGCTAGTGAAAGTGATGATACACTTGATTATTTTAGTAAGTTAGCAGAAGAATAGAGGACTCTCTCTCTCCGCTGTCGTAAACTTTAGGGCATATCTAGTAATAGATGTGCCCTTTTCTGTATAAATAGTATTATGGCTACAATATTCAATAAGATAAATGATAAATCAGGTGGTGTTTTTAAATCTGCTAACTGGTATAGAAATGCTGTATCATCTTTAGGTGATACTATGACTGCTAGAAAGTTATATAATGAAGGCAGGATTAATCAAAGACCTTCATTGGGTAGATTAAATCTATTTTTCTATGACCCAAAAACAAAAGACACATTACCATACTATGATACTTTTCCACTGGTATTGCCATTAGAAGGATTTAGAGGTGGGTTTGTAGGTATGAATTTTCATTATCTATCACCCATGATACGATTTAGATTGTTAAATCAATTACAAGGTTTTGCTACAAACAGTAAGTTTGATAGTACAACAAAACTAGATGTAAGTTATTCAAGAGTAGGTGGAATTCCTAGAGTAAAATCAACTATAAAAAAATACTTGTATTCACATGTTCGCTCTGGATTCATGAGGATTGATTCTCAGGATGCTCCAACAGCATGTTATTTACCAGTACAACAATTTAAAAAGAGAAGTGCAAGTTATGTATACGGAAAGAGTAGAGGATAAACATGGCAATATTTAGAGGCGGAGTTAAGATATTTGGTTCAGACATCAGACTAGGTGTTACTAGAGATAGGTCATTAGATAACATTTTAAATGACAAAAGATTTAGACTAAAAGAAGGTGGGGCAGTACCTGATAATCCTGATTTAAGAGCAACAAAACCAGCTTTAATAAATCAAATGCTACAATACATTATGCAAGGAGAAGGTCTTGGTAGAGCAGGAAGATTTTATACTTCATTTAGATTACCTGGTGGTACTACGGCAATAGAAACATCTGCCATGAATAGTGATATAGGTCCCATAAAAATTACTGAAACAGATACTCAAGGTGGCACCTCAGCAGAAACTAAAGGTTTTGCAACATCATATTTAAATCAACAAATACAAAATATGAATGGTAAAAGAGTAAATGCATTTTGTAGAAGCATAACTATGCCTGATAGAACAATGACAACAACACCTGTTACAACAGGACCTGGTGCACCTAGACATTTTGTTACAGACCATACATATGGTGATTTAACAGCAACATTTTATGCAGATAAGTATTTAAGAGAGAGACAGTATTTTGAATTATGGCAAAAATCTGCCTTCAATAGTTTATCTAATAACTATGAATTTTACGATAACTATGTATCAGACATAGACTTATTTAATCTAGGACAATTTGCTAATTCATCAGGTTCA